ACTATGATCTGCCAAGGTCACTTTATCTACCATCAGAAACATGGATACTCCAGAAAAGAAACACAAAACCAAGAAGCAAGAGACCGAACAAGACGACAAGTTGAAAAGGTCCTTAGAGATCTCAAAGATGATTCATCCTCACGATGATGAACCTGATCCCACAGCATACATAGGAAACTACAACTTCCCTCAAATGCTGTTTGCTTTTTGCGTTGGGTTCTGCACTATGTTCGTCTTAGCAGTAGACGAGATCAATGACTTTAAGGGGTGTCCTTTACCAGAATATTTTATAAACGAAGGAAAATGAAAGTAGGAATTATCGGACTAGGACGGATGGGCGAAGGCATGTCCCGCCGTCTTATCAAAGCAGGACACGAAGTATGGGGTTATAGAAACAATCATGAAAAAGCTGCTGCACAATATGAAGCGGGTTATCTCAGTGGATTTACCACTTCTTTGGAAAGCCTTGTTCAAGTAGTACACACAGGTGTTGGAACTCTTACACACGAAGAGACAAAATGTCCTGGTGTTTTTATGATGGTAGTACCAGCAGAAACCGTGGAGGATACACTCAATGAGTTACTACAATTTTGTGTGGAGGGTGATATTATTATTGATCATGGCAATTCCAATTTTAAAGACTCTCGCCGCAGGGCAGAAAGGCTTGCTAAACTCGGCATCCAATATCTTGACTGTGGTACTAGTGGTGGTGTTTATGGTCTGGAGCGTGGATACTGTCTTATGGTTGGTGGTGCAAATACTGCAGTATCAACCTGCTCTCCAATCTTTAGAGCACTCGCTCCTGGAATTAGCTCCGCTCACAGAACTAACCCTCTAGAGTATGAAACTTCTGCTGAGCATGGTTGGTTGCATTGTGGACCTTCAGGTGCTGGTCACTTTGTAAAGATGGTCCACAACGGTGTTGAGTATGGAATCATGCAGGCATATGCCGAAGGTTTCAACATTCTACATGAAGCGAATGCAGGAGCACAATATGTCAAGGAAGGAGATGCAGAGGTCGCCCCAATGGACAACCCTGCCGATTATTGTTATGACATTGACGTTGCTGAGGTGGCTGAGCTTTGGCGTCGTGGTAGCGTGGTTGGCAGTTGGTTACTTGATCTTACCGCTATTGTACTACGCAGCGATAATCAGCTTAGCAAATACGATGGGGGAGTATCAGACTCTGGTGAAGGTCGTTGGACTGTTCACAGTGCTGTGGATCTCGGTGTTCCAGCCCCTGTTATTACTGCTGCTCTCTTCTCAAGATTTGAGTCCAGAAGACTGGGACGCTTCGCGAACAAAGTCTTAAATGGTATGCGTGCCATGTTTGGAGGTCATGATGTTCGGTGAATTTCTCAAATGGATTGCAATACCGTTTGTACTGGCCACGGTATATTTCGGGATACGAAAAGGTGAAAATGATTACTACGACTCAGACGACTACGATGGAAACGGAACCGCTCACTAAAGGAATTGTTATCTTTGGTGCAACGGGAGACCTTTGCAAGAAGAAATTAATTCCTGCACTCTACAAACTCTGGCAGAAGGAATTGCTGCCAGATAATTTTTTAATTACGGGTTGCTCTAGGAGAGATCCTGGAGCAGCAGTGTGGAAAGAATCTTTAGGAGAATATCCAGAAGAATTCTTAAGACAACTAGATTACATCTCCGCAGATCTGGACAATGTTGATACTCTCCGTAACCTTCCTGATTACCTTCACGATAATACTTACTTTCTTTCTGTTCCCCCAGAAAGGTATGCTAACGCGATTATCAATCTCAAAGAGGCGGGTAAACTCAATGACCCCGAAGCATCCCGTGTGGTTATTGAGAAACCCTTTGGGCACGATTATAAATCTGCTCATAATTTACAGTCTGTGGTGGAGCGACATCTACGCGAAAAACAAGTATATCGCATTGACCATTATCTTGGCAAAGATACTGTTAATAACATACTTGCTACTAGGTTTAGTAATATTCTTCTTGAACCACTTTGGAATCGTCAGTACATAGAAGAGGTTCAAATCTTTGCTTCTGAAACTATTAGTTGTGAAGGACGTTCTCAATATTATGAGACTGCTGGTGCAGTAAGAGATATGTTACAAAATCATATCTTACAGGTACTTGCATTGATTGCCATGGAAGCTCCCTGTCGCATGAATGCTAGGGAACTCAGACGTGAGAAGACAAAAGTGCTTGCCGCGACTAGTCTAGGTACAAATCTAATTTTGGGACAATATCATGGTTACCGTAATGAAGAGGGCGTTGATCCTAACAGTGGTACTCCTACCTATTTTGCTGGGACTCTATTCGTCAATAACTGGCGTTGGGAGGGAGTTCCTTTTAACGTCCTAACAGGAAAGAAACTACCATACCAATGTGTAGAGGTAGTGATCAAACTCAAAGCTCCACCGCTAAAGTTATATGAAGGAGAAGTTAATGACCGTATTGTCATGCGTCTTCAGCCTAATCCTCATCTTGATATTAGGATGGACATTAAATCTCCTGGGCTTAATGATGATCTTGAACTCGCTACACTCACCCACTCCTATCCACAGGACAGAGCAATAGATGGTTACGAGAGGCTTCTTTATGATGCTATCAACGGCGACCAGTCACACTTCGTCCACGCTGATGAAGTTATGGAGTCTTGGAGGATCGTTGATGACCTACTTTGCACTGGTGATAGTTGCCCTGTTCGTACTGTACCTTATATCTACACTGGTGGATGGGGACCACATCACAAGATAGATCGTATTACTGAATGGGACTACCCCGCATGATGCACAACGTACAACTTTTTGTTAGGGCAGTAATGCAAACTCCATGGTGCTTGGGCGTCATGGGGTTTCTTTTGGTGTTTGTTCCCATCTTAGGAATGTGGGCAGTCCATAAATATGGATGGGAGCACTGGGAACCTTTTACTAGGAAACACGAATGAACTATACACTTCTTTTGTGCCTTTCTCCATTAGTCATCATCTTTCTGTTGATGAAATTTGTAGTTTGGATTTCTGCTGTAAATGCTGAATCGGATTATGTCAGAAAAGAACCTTTACGAAAACGAGGACCCTATCTGGAGAATCCATATGCAGACGTTGATGAGGAAGAAGAGGAATATGGAGATCGCACAGACTATAGATGATGCTCTGTATGAATACTATTCAGAACTAGGGCGTCCAGTTCCTCGCTGGAAAAAAGAAAAATATAATTGGTGGAGAGAATACTTAGAATCACTAGGAATGGACCCAGATAACCCATGAATGAAGAAGAGTTTGACTATCAGGTATGTTTTAGGTCGGAAGATATTCACCTATTATATCACTGCATCTGCAAAAGAATTGAAATGTGGGAAGGATCTCCTGCTAGACCAGCTCACGAACAAGAACACTTGTGGTATTTGAGAGACTCATTCTATCGCATGGTATTAGAAGATAGATTTGAGAAGTCATGAATTTATTTCTACGCCCACTTGAAGATGTCAATGATGTTACATGGAGTATCATCTGGTGCTTGATTCTCTTATTAGCGGGAGTTGCGTATTACATCGTAACAATTATGCAACTGGCATATGGTGAGTTGGAAGAGGAAGAACCCAAAGACACTAAGGAATAATCAATATATTATCAGTGTGTAAACACATACTTATCAAATTGTAGCCTAACGTAACACACATTTTTCCTACATACCGTTATAATACAATTGTAGCTGAGTGTAACATATGCTAGGTCTCTACCTTGTAATCGCAATCGTTCTTCTCTGTGTGGCATACGCTGGTGTAGATGAGACGATGCGATTATTTGCGTATCTAGATTTAATGTTGCGTTGGCAGTGGGTCAGGTTTAGAATGTATCTCATGCGTCGTAAGTTAGAACAACAACTTATTAAAGACTTACCTGAATATAACAAACTCATAAAGGAGCTCAAAGAAAATGACCGAGAGTAGGGAACTGTCCGACCTGAAATTAAGTAGGAAGGAATGTCCTAAGTGCGGGGCTGTTTGGATTAACGGGGAGCATATCTGGTCTGGTACAGGCAACAAAGGTAATGAATTAGATTTGGCGGGTCTTATCTGTAATAACTACGGTGATAAACAATGCATCAATCCTGCTAAAGGAAAAGATGGAGGAGACACCTGGGCAAAACGTATGGAAGATCTGGAAAAACGAGAAGAAGAAGCAGACAGATAAATATTAGTGGTGAACTAGTGTTTTGTTGTGTCAAGTAATGATGTCTATTTGGGGAACCCGAATCTAAAGAAAGCGGGAACCCCAATACAATTTACAAAAGAGCAAATTGATGAGTGGATCAAGTGTAAGAATGATCCCATCTATTTTGCGATGAATTATATTCAAATCATTTCTCTTGACGAAGGTCTGGTGCCTTTCAAGATGTATGATTTCCAGAAAGACATCCTAAGAGACTTTCACGAAAATAGATTTAACATTGCGAAACTCCCAAGACAGACAGGAAAGTCAACCACCGTTGTTGCCTATCTTCTTTATTATGCTATCTTCTACGATAGTGTTAACATTGGCATTCTGGCTAACAAGGCTTCAACAGCTCGTGAACTCTTAGGCAGGTTACAACTTGCTTACGAGAACTTGCCGAAGTGGATGCAACATGGTATTCTCGTATGGAACAAAGGTAATGTTGAACTTGAAAACGGATCAAAGATTCTGGCTGCTTCTACGTCTGCAAGTGCTGTCCGAGGTATGTCCTTTAATATCCTCTTTCTTGACGAGTTCGCATTCGTCCCGAATCACGTTGCTGAGCAATTCTTTGCCTCTGTTTATCCTACTATTACGTCTGGTAAATCAACCAAGGTAATCATTATTTCCACGCCTAATGGCATGAATCACTTCTACAAGATGTGGGAGGATGCAAGGCGTGGTAAAAACGGTTATGTAACCAATGAAGTTCATTGGTCGCAAGTCCCAGGGAGGGATGCCAAGTGGAAAGAAGAAACAATTAGGAACACGTCACCACGACAGTTCGCACAAGAATTTGAGTGTGACTTTCTTGGTTCTGCTGACACGTTGATTAGTCCAGCAAAACTCCAAAACATTCCATTCCATGATCCCATAGCGAGCAATGCAGGACTTGACGTTTACAAGAGAGCAGAAAAAGATCACGAATATATTATTACTGTTGACGTTGCCCGAGGTATCGGTGGCGACTACAGTGCTTTTATCGTGTTTGATATCACCACGGTGCCGTATCAGATCGTTGCGAAGTACAGAAATAATGAGATTAAACCTGTACTGTTTCCCTCAGTAATTTTTCAGGTAGCGAAGGAATATAATAATCCATACATTCTGGTAGAGGTCAATGATATTGGCGATAGTATTGCTGCTACTCTTAACTACGACTTGGAATATCCTAACGTGCTTATGTGTGCTATGCGTGGCAGAGCAGGACAAGTCGTCGGACAAGGATTCTCAGGAAACAAAACACAACTAGGTGTCAAGATGAGTGTGACCGTGAAGAAGATCGGTTGTGCAAATCTCAAAGCAATTATTGAAGAAGACAAGTTGTTGTTTAACGACTTCCAAATCTTCCAAGAACTTACCACGTTTGTGCAGAAGAAGCAAGCATGGGAAGCAGACGAAGGATATCATGATGACCTTGTAATGTGCATGGTTCTCTTTGCGTGGTTAGTCATGCAGGAATACTTTAAAGAAATGACGGATCAAGATATCCGAAGGAGAATTTATGAAGAACAAAAGAATCAGATTGAGCAAGACATGGCACCATTTGGATTTATTGATGACGGTCTGGGTGATGATACCTTCGTGGACGCAGACGGCACCGTTTGGGAGTATGGAACGACTCAAGAAGAAGTATCATATATGTGGAACTACTGATGGATTTAGAGGATCAATTCTCACTAGACCATCTGATCTTTACCGAAAGGAAATGTAGATCATGTGGTAAGACAAAAGATTTACTTTCAGATTTCTATAGAACTAGGAAGAATAGGTCATCTGTGTCTGCCTATTCATATGAGTGTAAAGAATGCACAAAAAAACGAGTTTCTGATGCAAGAAAAAAGGTAGTAGATAAACTGGTAACAAATGTCCTTGGTAGGTGGGAATATCCTGACTGGTAAAAGGTTCGTGCATTGTTTCCCCACTTGAGCTCGGCAAAATTCTAAATATTTACAGATTAATTTGGAATTTTCTAAAGGAGTTTAAACATGGCAAGTCAAGTCTCGCCTGGTGTAGTTCTCAGGGAACGCGACCTAACTAATGCTACCATCGTAGGAGCTTCTTCTCTTACTGCTGCATTTGCATCGTCTTTCCAAAAGGGACCCATCGGTGAAATCGTTTCAGTCAGCAGCGAGAAGCAACTCGTTAGCGTTTTCGGTACACCCAAAGAAGCAAATGCTGAAGACTGGATGGTCGCAGCAGAGTTCCTAGGATATGGCGGACAACTAGCTGTTGTACGTGCAGAAACAGGAGCACTCAACGCAGCATCTGGTGGTTCTGGTGTTCTAATCAAGAACGATCTAGAATGGGAAGCGGGTGTTGGTGGAGCAAACGTTTTTGCAGCAAGAACTGCAGGAGCATGGGGCAACTCACTCAAGGTTGTTGCAGTTGACCGTGGTGCTGACCAGATCCTAACCCTAGCATCTGCACCAGCAACAACCGCACTCAACACAGCATTTACTACCGTAAGTGGTAAAGCAGGAAGAATTTACTCCTGGGATGCTGCTACCAGCGAACTCGCTGTTATCCTAGACAATCCAACCACACTAATCACAACCGCTGACATCTTTGATGAGCCTGGTGATGGTGTTGTTACTGCAGTAACCGCTGGAGCATATGCAGGTGTTGGTACACAAAACGGTGTACACACCGCCGATCCAACTGGTGGTTCAGGTACAGGTTTAAGAGTTGACGTTACCATTGATGCTGGTGGTGCTGTAACAGGCGTTGCAATCACACAAGGTGGTACTGGATACGTTGCTAACGAAACCGTAACTGTAGCAGCTGCTGATCTTGGAACTGGTGCTACTGCAGATCTAACGATCACAATTGACACCGTAACCAATGACAACATTGCAATCAGCAGCGTTAAAGATTGGTACACCAACACAACCATCGGTTCAACTGGTCTCAAACTTGCAGCAATTGGTCCTCGCCCTGGCACTTCCGAATTTGCTTCTGCTAGAGGTCTTTCATACGATGAACTTCACGTTGCTGTCATTGACACAACTGGTGATGTCTCTGGTGCTGCTAATACCGTTCTTGAGAGATTTACATATCTTTCAAAACTAAGTGATGGTAAGGGTACAGAAGGGCAGTCAGTATACTACAAGGATGTAATTAACCAAGAGTCTCAGTACATCTTCCATGGTGCTGCTCTAACTAACACCATTGAACCAGTTTCTGGTGGTAACGGTAAGGCACTTGGAGTTGCATCAACAACCCTAGCTTCTGGCGACAAGTTCCTACTTCTCGCTGATAATGCAACCGATCTTGCTGATGGTGAAGATGACTATGCTTACACCGCTGGTGAAGTAAACGCAGCATACGATCTATTCCTGGATACCGAAGAAACTACTGTTGACTTCGTTCTAATGGGTGGTTCAATGGCAACAGAAAACGACACTCTTGCTAAGGCACAGAAAGTCGTTGCTATTGCTGCTGGAAGAAAAGATGCAATCGCATTCGTTTCACCACACAAGGGTAACCAAATCGGAACTGGTGGTACTGCACTATCAGCAACCGAGCAGAGAACAAATACTCTAAACTTCTTTAACTCTATCACATCAACTTCATACGCAGTTCTTGATAGTGGTTATAAGTACATGTATGACCGCTTTAACGATAAGTATCGTTACATCCCATGCAATGGTGACGTTGCTGGTCTATGTGTCAACACTTCAACAACTGTTGCTGATTGGATCTCACCTGCTGGTCTAAACCGTGGTGGTGTTCGCAACGTTATCAAACTTGCTTACAACCCCAACAAAGCAGACCGCGATGAGCTCTATCAAAATAGAATCAACCCAATCGTAACCTTCCCAGGTAGCGGTGCTGTTCTATTCGGTGACAAGACTGCTCTCGCAGCACCTTCTGCGTTTGACAGAATCAATGTTCGCCGTCTCTTCCTCAATGTTGAGAAGAGAGTTGAGGCACTTGCTAAGGGAGTTCTCTTTGAGATCAATGACGAGACAACTCGTTCTGGATTCCTTTCAACAATTAACTCCTACCTCAACGAAATCCTTGCACTACAAGGAATCACTGATTTCCTCGTAGTCTGCGATGGAACCAATAACACACCTGATGTTATTGATCGTAACGAGTTCGTTGCTGAACTATTCATCAAACCTGCACGCTCCATCAACTACGTAACGGTAACCTTTACTGCTACCAGAACTGGAGTTTCGTTCAGCGAAGTCGTTGGACGCTGATTTTTCCGTTAAATATTAAAGAAGGAGTAATTAAAACCAATGGCAATCACTAGCAACGTTTCATCTTTCCTATCTCAGGTGAAGCAGGGTGTAAGACCCAATATGTTCCAAGTGGACATTTCATTCCCTGATTTAGTTTCTGGAGATACTGAACTTACAGGTCTAATGTGTAAGTCAGCAGCACTCCCCGCTTCAAATATTGGAGTTATTGAAGTTCCTTTCCGTGGCAGAACTGTAAAGATCGCTGGGGACAGAACCTTTGATAACTGGACTGCAACCTTTATCAACGATAAAGATATGAGTGTCCGCTCACGTTTTGAAGAGTGGTGTAACCTACTCAACACACACCAAGCAAATACTACAGCAGAAAACGATCCTACTGAGTATACCGCAAGTGTTATTGTTAAGCAACTTGAAAAAGATGCTTCAGCAGGTGGAGACATTCTAAGATCCTACAAACTCTGGTATGCATTCCCAACCAGTGCATCCGCAATTGATCTCGCTTACGATAGCAACGATCAGATTGAAGAGTTCACTGTTGAATTCCAATATTCATATTGGACCGTAGACGGTGGTGCTGGCGACGAGTCAGAAGCAGGAAGAAGCGGAATTTCAATCCCATAAATAGTAGGACGAATCTGATTTGAATAGTAATGAGTCAATTATTTGGCTTCCAAATCAACCGTAAGGAGGGTCAGAAGGGTCAGTCCCCTGTCCCTCCTTCTGCTGACGAACCAGTTTCAGTTGCAGCAGGTGGTTACTTTGGAACATACGTAGACACAGACGCTACCGCAAGAAACGAGTACGAACTCATTCGCAGATACAGAGATATGTCTCTGCATCCCGAGGTAGATTCCGCTGTTGATGAAATTGTTAATGAATTCGTTGTGAGTGACGCTAACGATAGTTGCGTTGAAGTTGACCTCAACAATCTAGAAGTAGGTGCTGGAGTCAAGAAAAAAATTCGCGATGAGTTTGATAGAATCAAACAAATGTTGAACTTTGACAATCGTGCTCATGAGATTGTCAGATCTTGGTACATTGATGGTCGTTTATTTTATCATAAAGTAATTGATCTAGACAATCCCAAGAAGGGTATTCTAGAACTTCGTTATATTGATCCGCTCAAGATTCGTAAAGTCAGGCAAAAACTTGGAAAGGATTCGTCACAAGATCCTAGAATCAACAGAGCGATCAAAGGAACTGCCCTAGAATACGAGTGGGGTAGTTACATTGATTACTATCTCTTCAATCCAAAAGGATACCTGAGAGGCGGTGCCCTCGGTCCTGTAGGAGATATGTCTAACTCCCAGGGAATCAAGATTGCTGCTGATGCCATCGCTTTCTGTTCTTCTGGTGTTCAAGATTTGAACAAGAGAATGCACTTGAGTTTCCTACACAAAGGAATCAAGTCACTCAATCAACTCAGAATGATTGAGGATGCTCTTGTTATCTACAGATTGTCACGTGCTCCTGAGCGTAGAATTTTCTACATTGATGTAGGTAATCTACCAAAAGTCAAAGCGGAACAATACCTCCGTGATGTCATGGCACGCTATCGTAACAAACTTGTTTACGAT